TGACATCAGCGGTTCCTAGGTCCGTGTTCGCGCTGTTCTTGACTATCACGTTAAAGCTGCCGTCGTTCTTAATTAGCAGCAACTGGCCTTGATACTGGCCGTCAACTATGGCCGTTGTCGTGTCGGAAGTTACAGCCGCTGTGCTTGATGCCCAGATATACGCCGGGTTTGCGGAAAGCGTGAACGTGTTCGTGAGCGTCTCTGCGCCTGGCACTAGGTCGAACGTACTCGTTACCCGGCACGTCTGGACAATCAGAAGCGCAAACTTATTGATCTCACCCGCAACCGCCTTGACGGAAGCCGGGAACACAAGGCAAAGCGCCGTTGCCACGATGATAACCGCGAGAACAAGCGCAATGAGTTTCTTTCGCATTGTCAATGCTCCTTTCATTCAACTCTCACCGGGCCGTGGCTGCATATCATATCAACCACGGCCCGTCATGCGCTTGATTAGATTGCCAGCGGTGCGTCGTACCCGGTCGGAATCGTGTATGCGGCATCTCCGCTAGACACTTCGGTTACACACGCGGCAATGCGATTCAGTACGCCGAATCCGCAATCGCGGTATGCGTAGCAGTCGAGCAGGTTCGCTGCCGGTTCGCCGTCTTTCGTGACAAGCGTGAATCCCTGTAACGCGGCGGCTGGATACTCGCGCATCCCGAGTACCTTGCGCGACGTGCCCATACAGACCGAGAGAATGTAGTTCGCGGGCATCGACATCCATTCTACGATCCAGCATTCATCCGTACGCCCGAGTACTTCATCGCCGAACATCTTGACCTGGTTGACAAACCCTTCGTCAACGAGCGTCACGTTCGCGCCATACCGAAGCCGCGCATCGGCAACCGGAACGAAGTCAGTCAGGGCTTCGGTAGCGGTCTTGAGTCCTGTTGGGATGAAGCAGACTACATCGCCGGTGTTGCTCGGATGCTCTTTCAGTTCCGTGTGAATCGTTGGATACGGATTAGTAGCATCCGCAATCGCTGCGGTCTGATAGTTGTAGTGCTGGTCCGTCGCTGTCGAGCCGTCGCGGAAGTTATACGTCACGCTATCGCTCGTAATCGCGAGCGGCTGAATCGTTAACGCGCCATAGGTCTGGTCGGTAAACGTCCACGCGGCGTTGTCGAACAAAGCGGCCAGCATGTGACGCTTCATCCAATCAGCGTCTTCGCCGATACGGTCAACGGTCAACTGATTCACTTTGCCAACCGTCGCGATGTTCTTTGAAATGCGGTCAAGGCCAAACCCGGTCATACCGCCTTGGATCGGTAGGGCTACATCGTAAGTCCCGGCGTCCTTGACGCGCTGTGGCAGCGCGAATCCGTCCTGTTGCGGCTGCAACGTGCCAGACCCAGGAAGGTGAATCCGCAGCTTGTGGTCGGTCGTGCGTTCGGCTAGTCCGCCGAGCATCTGATTCAACACCGCGCTGTGAATGCGGGCCGATTCCGTGACCATGTCGAATACGTCGCGCTCGCCAACCTGCGAAAGCATCTGAGCGAACAGGTACTCTTTGTCGGTGAAACCGTATGCAATAGACATGTCCGCGCTCCTTACAGGTCAACACGGAGCAATTTCTTGCCCGTGGTCGAGGCCAAACCGCGCACCGTCTTGCCGACAACAAGCGTTACCGTTCCGTGTGCGTCAGCAAGGGTCTTGTCGGTGTCGCTGAGGTAAACATCCTGGTCATACGTGAGGGCTGAAGCCGCGTCGCCGATGTCCAAAACGCCCTTTCGGACAACCGTAACGGGTTCGCCTGCTACCGTCGCTGTGCTAATTGCGATACCGCAACAGCGAGCTTCCGCTGCGCTTGTTCCGTTAGCGCCCTCGATGTATCCCGTGGTGGTATTGAGCCGCACACAAGCGCCCTTAGCTATGGCCTCGGACGTAGGTGCGGTGAACTGCTCGATAATCGAGACAGGGGCGACGTTCGCCGCCGTGATGCTCAGGTTTGCCATGTGTCATGCTCCGTTAGAGCGCGAGCCGCAATCCAGACCGTGACGCCTGTTTGATGCGGTCATCGTCGCTCAGTGTGCTCGATGTGGATTTGCCTCCGGGCGCCATGCCATGCGGCCCGGTCCCGGTTCCCGTCGCGAGCGTCTCGCCATTGGCATCGAGCCAAGCGAGTTGCTGCGTCGGGGTCTTGTCTGCAAGCAATGTTGCAATCGCAGGCGAGAGATTCAACGCCTTAATCCTGGATTCAACTGTCTTCGCAATCACGGCCTCGGCTTCCTCAAGGCGCTTAGCGAGCGACTTGGCTTCCGTCGCCGTCGCCGTTAGCTTCTCAATCTGGGCCTTCTGGGTTTCGGAAAGCTCTTTGAACTTCCCTTCTTCGACAAGGCGTTGCTCCGACGCGGCTTTCTCGGCTGCGTCCTGTTCTGCTTTCGCCTTGCGGATTTCTTCCAGTTCGGCTTCAATCGCCTTGGTGCGTTCGCGCAGTTTGTTCCGGTCTTCCTTGGTCTTGGCCAGCGCGGATTTCAGGCCACCGAGATCCTCGGGGTCTTTCTCTTCCGCCGCCGTCTCTACTGCTTTCCCGGCATCACCGGGCTTGGATTCGCCGCCGCTGACATTGCCAGCGTCTTTTGCCGCCTCGCGCAGGACTCGCCACGCAGGTAGCTGAGGCATGAGTAACATGGTTCAAATCTCCGATCTGCGTCAATTCACATGGCGGATATTACCGCCGATAGGTAGAAAATACCACATCACTGAACGGATGTCAAGGGAAAGTTTTGCCGGTAGGAACATGTTGCCGAGTTAGGCCGGAGAAGTAGGCAGATTTTGCCTAGACATAGCGAAGGCCGCAACGGTTTGGGTTCCGTGCGGCCCTGCCTACGAAGGAGAGGAAGTACCCATGTCTAGGTACGAGTGGAGTATAGCTTAGAGTGCGGGGGTTGTCAAGCGGATTCGCGGGCATCTGCTGTTATTGCGGCGGACTCCTGAGCAAGCTCCCGGTCGATGTCCAGGGTATCGGCCTGTGAGTAGGCTACGGTGCAATGGCAATGCCCAGGATGCCCAGGTGGCGTCATATCGCCGGACTGAAACGCTTGGTTGATAGGTATCGGCCCTTGCGCCTCGTTACCGGCGCAGATGTCGCAGACCTTATCATCCATCGACGTGATCCAGGTCTTGTGCGTGTCGCCCCGAGCAGTAGCCGCGACTTTGCCCGCTTCCTCAAGGGCAACGCCCTGCTCATTCTGCGCGATGTCATACCTGCGCTCGCGGACAAGCGAGTCCTTCATTTGCTGTAGTGCCTTGCCGCGGGCGTCCGGCGCCATGTCGAGATCGTCTAACGTCTTGCCATATTTGTCCAGTTGCCGCGCCCGGTTGCTGTCGAGTTCTGTGACCATTGTAAGCCGGGAGCGGATAGCAACGGCATTCTCGCCATTGGCGAGTCCGTCCGCAATCACGCCGCCGATCTTGTTGAGTTCCGCCGTGGTCAGGTTTGTTGCGAGCGTACCCGCCTGGATACGCGCCTGGTTTGTTGCCATATCCAGCATGGTGTCGATTGCAACTTGCGGGGTCTGCTCGGTCACTAGAGCGAGCGCCGCGTTCTGTGCGGTCGGGACCAGCACATCCTCGATCATGCCAGCGGCGAGGCTATGGATCGCTTCCATCTCGGCAGAATCGACAAAGCCCGAGACAAGCAATCGCGCCTGCTCTTCTGGAATGCCGGAGGCTATGAGGTTCTCGATGGCTTTGGCCGTATCGAAGTCCGGGATCATTTCTTCGCCATGCGACAAGCAAACATCCAGCGCCGTAGCCGACCCTTTGGCGATAGGACAAGCGGACGCGCAAGCGCCCTAATCAGTGCTAGCGTCTCAGGCCGGAACATCGGGCGTAACTTCCTCTTTCGCTGTCATCTTCGCCCTGGCCTGATTCACAATGGCATCGAGCTTGCCGCTCTTGGTCAACGTGTCGAGCGCCCCTTTGCCGACCGCCTGGATCGCAGCGGCCATCGTCGCGTCCATGTTTGCAGCGCCTACATCCATCCGTCCGCCTTTCAACGGAACTGGGGCTTTGGCCGCTTCCCTCGCGTCAAGTTCCTTCACGTCATCGTCTGACCAATGTGCGTATTTCTTCATCGCCATCGCGACAGGTACGCCGGATTCTACATATAACTTAGCTGTTTCGCCAAGCGATTGCGGGTCACTCATAACGACTTCGCGCTCTACAAACGAATGCTCAAAATCGCCAGCGTCGTAGGAGCCGATGTCCGAGAACAGACCGTACGCAACGCCGATAGATAGCGCTATTTCCTGTGCGCGTATAAGCGCCGTCTCTGCGTTGCCGCGCACCTCGATAACGCGGTCAATAGCCGGAGCCATGCGATAGAGCAACGCGCGGCCCGACTCCGGCCCCGCCGTAGCGATATCGTAGTAATAGAGTTCCGGGAGGTCTCGCTTGATCTCTTGCAGGTCGGCTGCGAGCAGCTTGAGGTGGGCTTCCCAATTGACGTTTGGGACGAGCGGTTCGAGCGTTGCCATTCCAGGAATACGCCACAGGTCGTCTTCACCCGTATCGATACTGTTGCTTGTCGTTGCGTACTTCCGGTCATTCGTCCGCTTCGATTCAAACTCTGGCGGTGGGAGCGGCTGTCCGTTTTTGTTGATAGCGTTCGCGGATAGCGCCCATGTCGGTTTTCCATACCGAAACATCCGGCTATGCAGTTCTGTTGCCGACAAGTTCACAGCGTCGATCTTAGACAGACATGTCCAGGTAAGCGATAGCCCGCGTTGCTCCGCCGCCGCGCTTTCCCACACGTCGCAAAACGGGGCATGTACCCAGGGGATAAAGTCGAAGCCCAAGCCTTTCTTGGGTATAGTGTTCCCGTCCCGGTCAACAGCTACCGTATCGCTCCAGACGTTGACCTCATTCGGCGGCCCAAGGTCATCAAGAGTGGCCTTGTATCCCTTCGTGTGGTCAAGCCACTTACGGACGCCAGCATCGTCCCATGCCTCAGTGTAGGTGTGTTCCGCACCGCTAGCGTCTTTCTTCTGAGGGGCGTCATAACGCAGAGAGGTAATCACGCCGCGCTCGTCAAGCTGAAAATCAGTCACATACTTTGGGTTGATAAGCTGTAGGTAGACGCTCTTGGCTTTCCCCTTTCCGTCGGGGTCCGACTTGGAAACAGAAACGCGCAAGAACATATCGCCATAGAGCGCGAGTTGACGCGCCGCCACTTGTTTCTTCGCACCCCAGTTTGACCATTTCCAAATCTGCTTGACGCAATCAAGGATAGTCTCTTCGCCGTCCATCGGCATTGATCCTGGAAGCGTACCAGGCCACAACTTCTTGGGATAGAATTCGATAGCCGCTGCGGTTGGGTTGCGGATTTCCATACATCGCGCAGACCATTGCGGGATAGACTTAACGGCGTATCGCAGGTCATCATACAGGCCATTGGACAGGTAGTAATCGTCAAGCATCTCATACCGCTCGCGAGCGGTAAGCTCCTTGACTTTGACGATTGCCTGATTGCCCATGACTAGACGGGAAAATGGTTGCGCGAGCCTAGATAAGCCGAGCATTGCGTAGTTCTCCTGTAGGAGACGCCTCCCGATCAAGGAGTCTGTCCATGTGATAATAGGACTTTCTGCCGATTATGTCAAGAGACTTAGAAATGTCAATCACTTTGTATCAGCCCTGCCCTGTGCCGCCATCCCGCCGCGAGGATCTCTTCTAGGTGAAGCACGCCCTGATTGAATGCGTCAACCGTGTCTTTGAATTGCACATCAGGGAACATGAACAGATCCTGCGCGAAGTCGAACAGCCACGGGCACGACTCTGACGGGGTAGGCAATAGCACGCACCCGCGGGCACACCATAGTGCCGAACGCTGGGGCCGCTCCACGAGCTTGTCGCCGTATATCGCCGGGGTGAATGGTATCACAAGGTCTGAGATCCAGTCCCGGCGCTGTTGTAGCCCTTGGATAGCCGTGGAGCCGCTCGATTCGTCCTCGATGATTACGCCGCGCAGCTTGTGGTCGTAGTTCCATCGCGCGGTATGCTCAGCAATAATCTCCGGGAGGTTGACGCCTAGGACGCGTTCTTTCCAGACGTGCCGAAGCACGGCGCGGTAATCCGGCAGCACCTCAAATGTGGCGCATGTTGTGTATGCGTTGTGCTCGCCGACCTTGACGGCGGTGTCCCATGAGCAATAACGAGCGATGCACTTGTTGACGTAGCCTAGATCATCGGGGTCGTACCTATTACTGCGTTCCCACCAATCCGCCATGAACGGATGCGCCTGTGGGTCCGTTACCCACTCGCCGTTGCGCAGTTGCCGGTAAAGTATCGGAGAAAGCTCTTGCAGATTCTTCTCGTACTCTTCGCGGTCGAGGTATGGGTTGTCGTCGAGCCGAGCCGGGATGAATGCGTGCCTTGCGCCCGGAGCAACGAACCTGAGATAGACCCATTGATGGCCCGAGCCGCCTGGATTTGACGCCGCGCGAATGCGGATAGGAACCTCGGATGTTTCGAGGCGGCGGACGCGCGACAGCATGTACAGGTACTGCTCTTCTCGAAACTGTGTAAGTTCGTCAAAGCCGACGAACTGATAAGCCGATGACTGGTATTTGAAATGGTCGGTTTTCTCCCCCATATAGCCGAAGTCGAGACGCGCACCGCTCGGAAACGTCCAGTGCTTGTTCTGCTCATTCCATCGGGCCGAAGTCCGAGACAACCACTGATGCGAACGCGGTATGAGCGAATCGGCTTTGATGAGTTCGGCAAATGTAGGGCGAAGCAGAAGCGCGGAGTAACCGGGAACCTCGACGTATTGCAGAGCGCCCATGAGTAGGGCATCGGTGTTGTGAGTAGGAATCATCGTTCTACCGGCCAGGTAGCATTGCGATGGACAGTCAACCATAATGCACCTAACCGGAACCGATTTCACGCGCTCTACGTTGACTATGTATCGAACATTATGTGTGCCCCTGAACCCTTCTTGTTTTTGTCTATCTGCTTTTCTTTTGAGCCGGAATACTGGCAGTTCCGTCAAAAACTTCAAGCGATACTTGGGGCCTATAATGCGCCCTCGTAATGTAGCTACGCCTTCAGAAATGGCTACTTTTATGCCAAGCGACAAGACCAATTCTGACGCGCCATATACTAAGGCTGGCGATGTAGTCGTAAATTCACATTGGCCGCGAGGGTCAACATATCCATCTGTATCCATCAACCCTTGCAAAAGGGCTAGGCGCTGTTTAATTGAGGCCCGAAGATACGCTGGCGGAATATGCTTGTTCTTAAGAAGACCGAGCAACCTTAGCTTGCGCGAAAGACCGAACGTCCCATAATCATACTGCCCGGTTCTCTTGTGCGCTTGATAACCAGCTATCGAGAATGCGGTCGCTATCTCTTTATCTGCCGTCGTGAATGCGCCGCTGGATGACGTTCCATCGCCAAGCCATAATCCAAGGACATATGGGTCTATACTAAGATCGGCTTCAGGTAAATCTATCGGCGCGGCGACTGCGATGCAATGATTTACTCGATTGCCACGAACATAAAGCGTCTCGGCAATTTCAGCCGTGGTCTTGTTGGTTGTAATAGGCAAGGCGAGATAGTCATGTTTCCGAGCGGAATTACAAGCCGATACATGCGGCCTAATGTTTCGTCCTGTTGCCCGTGATGGCCGATTAGCCCTGCGTCGCGCCCTAAATTCTTCTGTCCTGTATAGCGCCGCCGTTCTGTCGGCGGTCGTCATTGTCGGCCACAGATGCTCAGCATCCGCTACGATGTGAGAACCGTCTGAAAACTTCACATCATAGCATTGATGGCCGTGCATTATTTGTGACGTTGCCAACACAAGAGATGGGTTCCCGGCATCTGAAAAGACAACGTCTCCGGGACAAATATCTCCCATTGTAGTCCAGCCGGATGGAGTCGGAATAGGGGTATCGACGGCAAGCGCCTTCCCACCGCCTGCACTTCCGCCATATAGGGCTTCTCGGGAATCGAGTAGCAGGAAGGACGCCTGTTTAGGCGTCGGCTTGTGGGGGACCCACCGGTTGTTCAGGAGCTTCAGAAGCGACTGTATCTTCCGCTCTGAGCGCGGATCGGATTGCTCCGGCGTAGGCTGCGATGTCATCGGCTGTTATCCTTCCGCCGTATTCGTATTCCTTTGTCCCGTCCGGTGTGGTTGGCGCGACCTTGGTGGGTGCGTCGAGGCCGAGTAGGCGGCGCATGGATTCATCTATCTGTCGCGCCTCTTTGATCGCCTGCACGTCGCCTGAATTGATACTAGGCGTAAGCTTAATGAGCAGTAGGGTTAAACGCTCTCTAGAAAGCGTGCGCATTTCCGCCGTCTCTTCTTGACAGCGGGAATTGATTTCTGCAAGGCGCTCTTTGCAAATCTGGAAGGCGCGGACCTCGGAGACGCCGACCGCTTTCCCGCATTGCAGATAGGTTGCCCCAGCCTTGCGGAGTTCGAGCACCTTCTCGGAGCGTTCCGCAGCAAGAAGCCGTCGAGGCGCTGTCTTTGACATTGGCATGCTTACCGCCGTTTTCCTTTGTCCACTTTAGGGACATTGTACTTCGGCTGGCTTCGGTTTGTCAATGATTCAAACCGTATCGACTGTACGCGCTTGACAAATAGCTGTAATTCCCCTTACAATCCCCTTCTCCGCTACGTCGTGCATCCTGAACACGCGCGGGTCACGCCGTGTCATGCGCTCGGGGTTATCGTTCCGGGCAGGTTTGCCGTGCGTCATGAGACACGGGAACTGTTCCTTGGCCGATACGAGGGCGGCGTCACAGATCGATTCCCACTGATGATCGCTTGTGACCGTGATGCCACCAGCAAGTAGCGCGTTCGACAAGATGACTTCAATCCGTGCGGTATCGCTCGGCTCGCATGTCGGTTCTTCGGGCGGTCTTGCCGTGGCCGTGGTGTCGATCTGCCTCATGGATTGCCCTCCGTGCACGAATGTTCCGCATCAATCCATATATCCTCTGCTACTGAGTTTTGCGCGCCGATCTGTAGGTCATATATGCTAATGCCATCGCCGGGATTCGTCTCGGGTATGATTTTCCATGCCCCTGGTTCTGGCGTTGAACCCCAATGTTTCTGTATCCACTCCCCGACGGGTTCGTCAAGGGGGATATCCTCAAATCTCTTGTAGTCAGGTTTCGCTCTTCGCGTCTGAGCCAGCGCCTTTGCTGCATCTTCGATACTCGTTCCGGTAGCTACGATCTTACCGTCGAAGCCCTTGAAGAAGTATAGCCCGCGATAGGACCAGATATCGCCATCTTGCGTTGACACTGGCCAGTTGTAATCAGGCGGATAATCAACATGGCCCTCGCCGATCACGTATTCATGCTTCTGTTTGTCGAGGTAGACCCCATGCTCGTACGGTCCAGAGATCGCGATAGGTTCCTTAGGCGTATCTCTAGATAATGCGCCTATAGATATTACAACTAGCACTATCACACATACTGCTATCGCACACTGCTTTTCACTCTTGCTCATGTCTCATCCCCATTCCCGGAAGCTCCGAGGGTTCGATACCATTTTGCCTTGCCCTTGCCTTCACTTTCTCCTTCGCCTTACGTCGCGCGATCTCGTCAAGTGCGGGCTTAAACGTAGTCGCGAGTAACTCCGTGATTCTCTTATCCACGGCCTGTGTAATTCGCTCATGGTCCTGTAGCACAAACCAGAACTTCTCACTCGCGAGATTCAGGATGTTCTCTTCGATCTTGTCGCGGAGATCCGGGGCACGCAATATCATGGCGTCCCAGAATGCGGTGGCTATTGTCCTGGCGAGATCATCGAGCGGATTCATTATTCATTCCTCCGTTGTGTTCGCGTGATATATAGAGTCATTCTGCTAGACGGGTGGTCTGCATTTTTCACTTTCACAATCGCTGGACAGAAGCGATCCGGTTCGGTAGCGGCTTTGCATTGCAGTGTTCCAAACGGCAGTTCAAGTTCAAGTTCACATTCCGACATAAGATTCTGGCTATCGCGCCACGTCATTTTACCGCCGTAGATCGGGAACTTGCGTTTGTTTTTTCCAATGATGAGATGACCGACAACAGCAAATCGAGCGATGCTACTCATTGTGAGTCTCCGTTGTGTTCGCGTCCGTCGAGGAGACGGCCCGCGCGTTTCTTGCCGACATGCCGCATGACCTCAAGTTCTCGTATGTCGCCGTTTGAATCTGGCGGAAAGCAATACCAACTAGTTTCATCGATGCTACGCCGTTCTGTAGAAGCGACCGTAGTAAATGGTATCATTTGTCCGGCATATGTCGGATGCGCGATTCCGTAGGTATTGGTAATGCCCCACTCGCCCCAAGCCTTGAAATGGAATGGCACATCCGCCGCTGCGCACTGGTCGCGTAGAGATCTCACCCACTGGGGATTCATCGGACGTGCGTACGGCCCTGTTTCACCACCGCAGACGACGAGGTCTAGCATTTTCAGCGATTCGTATTCGCTTACCGATCCTGTACGCTCAAGATACTGCCTGTATGTCTCACTCGTGGCTTGATGATGATATGGTTTCCATCGGAAATTTAGATCGCCGAGCATCGGCTCAACACTAACCCAGTGATGCGCCGCTGGAATCGATAGCAGGAGCGGTATGCGCTCATCGGCCCACTTCTGATTCTCCGCCGTGACGCCAAGCCAAACATTTGTGAAGGGCCAAGGAATATTGAATTCCTTAAGCGCATTGCAATCTCGATAAAGGAATTTCTCCATCCGCTCTGGTCTTTTTGTCAACAGCATAAACCGATGACGCGGAGAGAGCGCCATTGTTGCAAAGACCCTGTCAATGAACTGCGTCGGCACATCATGATGAAACAAGTCTCCCATGCTGCACACGAAGATCGTCCGGCCCTTCTTCATGCGCAACGGTTCGTCAAGGCGCTTGGGAAGGCAACGCACCTTGAAGCCTTCGTACTCATCATGTCCCATCGCCGCAAGTCTTCGCGCCATGCGTTCGGCGTAGCAGTGGTCACATGCCTCGGATATCTTGCTGCACCCGATGACGGGATTCCACGTCGATTCCGCCCATGAGATCTTGGTTTTGTTCATGGCTTTTCCCATTCCGTTTCCGCGCCCGCCCAGCGTGCGAAAGAGGCGAGAGGCGCATCTTCTACCGTACCTTTGTATTGACCATCGATACGTTCGAATGTCACTATCTCAAGATTGTCGCGAAGTCCTGCAAGCCAGATATCCAGCACCTTCCGATGCGTCTTGCCCTTGCCTCTGTTGCGGTAAGTCCCGCCAACCCTGATGTCACGTTGTTTCATTCCTCAATCCTCCTGAACGTTGTGGCCCACACCGTAGGATTCGACGCCCACGGAATGCCGTCCTTGGCGTAGATCGAGTCCCACAGAAACCCAAAGAGTTCTTGAACATGGTAATCCCCGCATGTGCAATCATATTCGCCTTCACCTAAGTAAAAGAAATTGTCATTAGGTACGTGCCATCCTTCACATTGCTGCAAATAGTCAAGCCCTTCCGCATCGGCGTCTTCTTCACTGATATCCTGTAGCTGCTGCTCGCGGATATCGAGTACCTCAAGCGTGATTCGAGAGGCCGAGCGCGGCATGTGTATCGATGGACGCCACTGATAGCGGTATCCCGCCGCAATGAACTCCTTTCGGATCTTGTCGGATTCTGGATTCATGTCGGCGCGATAGACGTATTTTTGGCCCTCGTTCATGTGCTCAAATTCGAGAATAAGCCATGTCTCGCGCACCCAAAGGCGATCTCCGATGCTATACTTCGGCGCATGCGTCCGCCTCGTCTGCGTCTTGCGTCCGGCCAATATTGCGCGTACCATTGCGTCGGTGAAAAGAATCCCGTAGTATTTCATTGTGCATCCCTCGCCTCATTCTCCTCTCCGTGCCTGTGTCCGCCGCCATGGTTGGCGCGTACGCCCTGTTCCGGCTCCGGGTAGTATGTCGGGACTACCGGAATCAACACGGGGCATCCTGCGCGTTTTCGCAGTGTTGTCAATCATCTTATTAATCCTCATCACCGGGCCATGGCCAATATGAAACATACGCCCCACGCGCCAGTGCAGCGTCGCCTACAATAGCGGGCACATCGGCCCAAGGCGTGCCGTCATATCCAGGGCCACGATCTGGCGATGCCGGTTCCAACAATCCTGACTCAACTAGCAGATTGAGTTCACCCTCATATCGCGGGACTAGACATCGCATGTGGCGCTTGATGTCCTCAACACATCGACACATCGCCTTGGCGCGATCGGTAGATTCGACGGTATTGCATTTCTCGCGAACTATTTTCGCCTCTAATTGCGCAATTTCAGATTGTGCATTCCTCACCGCCTCCGCAAAACTGTGTCGAACAACAGCAATCATCTCGTGTAATCCTCCCGCGTTCCGTCGGCGTGCGTAACGCACATAACTGCATTTTCGATCAATAATCGCGCGGCCAGATTGCGCTTGATCCGCGACACTGGCGTATCCGCGCCTTTGAAATCCTCGTATACTTCGCGCCAAGGAAACTCATGATCAACAAGGCCGGTCTTGTGGTATTCCCAATAGTGGAAGTCGGCGACATACTTCACGGCGCGCAGCCGGTCTCGCTTCGGCGCGATCTCGATTGTCACTTGCCGCGACAATCCGCGAATTCTTTCCGACTGTTCTAGCAGCATCAATTCCTTCCATCGGTTGGCCTCTCCAGCGGAATCGAACAGGACGCCATCAACGGTTCTCGCGGCTTTGCCTGCCGGGTCTTGGCGAATGCCGTACTTGCTGCGCTTGAGTTCCTCGGCGAGCATAGCGCGGGCCTCGGCGGCTGTCACGGTCTGGCGTTTCATTTCTCACCCCTCGCTGTGTCGATGTACGCCCGCATGAGCATCCGCCGCAAGCGTGTGATCTGGGCCTCCCTAGCCACGTCCCTTGCTGCCTCACATGCCACCAACCACGCCACCGACCACACCGCAGAGAGCGCCGCCGCCAACTGTGCGTCTGTGGCAGCATCACGTAGCCATTGACGTTTTATTTGGATCGCGGCCCAGGATCTTGGGTCTGGTTCCCTACCAGCTTTCCGCTCAGCCATCAAGGCGCGGTGCGCCTCACGGCATGCAAACTCGTGCAGGATTTTGGAGGGTATGAGATCTTCCCTGAGCACGGCCCAAAAGCGATCATCGACGGGGATCTCTTGCCAGCCGATAATGTCGAGTGCCGTGGCCCTAGTCTTGCCGTGCGACGCATACAGTTTGCGTAGGTTAGCGGGCGAGTATTTCTCCCCGCGTTTTCTGTCGCATGGCTTCCATTTGTGGACCTGTTCCGGTGTGCATGTCAATTGCTTGTTCATAGTCCTCTCCTAAAACGGCTTATCGTCGCCGTCATTTTGGCAGTCCTTGTCTCAGGCTAGCACCTCGCAGTTGAATCCGTTTGCATGGCTTATTTGTCCATGACAGTCTATCCATAAGCGTACCGGCTAACGTCGCGTTGTCGGGCCTCGCTTTGGTAATGGCTTCAATGAATCGTTCAGGATCCCAGTTTGCGCTGATAATCGTGCGACGATGATTATCCCAGCGTTGATCAATCAGCCACCACAAGGCGGTAATTCCGTCTTCGCTCCATCGGGCCTTGTCGAGATCGTCAAGAAGTAAAACAGGGACTTGGGCAAAATCGTCAAGGCGATCAAGCCAGTCAAACCGTTTTGATATTGCGTCAAGTTCAATTCCGGTAATCTCAGCAACTACGTAGCAGTGGTCAATGCACGCATTTGCTAGGCAACGCGCCATGTATGTCTTTCCGGTTCCTTGCGGCCCCCATATCCACAGGTTGCATTGCCGTGGTCCCCATGCCCGCGCATCTGCCCATGACGCAGCATTCTGTGATTCATACGCCGGGTCACTCGTGTCTAACCTTACGGCGTCATGATGGAAGATTGACCTAGACCTTGCCTCACATACTCTGTAATCTTCATCCATCAGAATGGAATCCTATCATCGCCTACAGCCTCGCCTGGATGTAGGTCTTCCACGGGCCGTTTCCAGAGTTCTTTCAAAAGCCACTTGTCGGCGTTCGTGATGTACTTGCCTCCCTCCTTGCGCCAGTCGATTGTTTTCTTCTCAGCATCAAGGCACGCCATGATATCGGCAGCACACGAATCTCCGTTGACGAAATTCCACGATTCGAAGACGGTAGGCTTGAATCCAAGCCGGTGTCGAGCATATGAGGCGTAGAAGGCTTCAAAGGCAGGTGAGTAGACAGGTTGACTTTTTGGTTTCCTCGTGCCGTTCCCCTTGGGGGGTAGGGGGGTAGTAACATTTTGCTCGTGCTCGTGCTCGTGCTCGTGCTCGGGATTAGGCAAAGCCTTCCCGAAGGTATCGGTAAAGGCTTCCTGAAAGGCTTCCCCTAAGCCTTCCACAAAGGCTTTAACCATTTGAAAGTGCTTACGTTGCAATGAACATTCCGGTATTGAATCGGCTATTGTGCCCCACGATCTAATGACGTTTGGACTCTCTGGCGCGTTGTGCCAGAGGAAGTTTGGGGCGATTATTAGGGATGCTTCCTCACAGGCTTCGAGTAAGCCTTCCCGAAAGGCTTCCTGAAAGGCTTTAATTGATACCTTAAGTTCTGTAGCAAGGCCGCTGATTGTGCCTCTCATTGCCCCAAGACTTGTCATGTTGGGATGTGTCAAGACAAATATGAAGGCGAGTTTACCGTCGTTTGACAATCTACGAACCTTCTCATCCCCCCAAATCTGGACGGAGATTTTTCGATATCGTTTGACGTTGTTACCCATAGGTGACACCAAAAAGACAGTCTAGGGGAATAGAGAACGCAAGGGGAGACCTTGAATTTCCGGTGCTCTCGCTAGCCGGATTCGCCCTAGACTGAAATGTGAACACTGAGAATCTCCTACTTGCGTTCTCTGTCTTGAACATACTCACTACCCGCGAGATTGTCAAGGGGAATCTTCTCCACGTTCCATCCGCTGCCCCGCAGCAGGTTGTACGCCTGCGCCTCTGTGAGGCCCACCACGCGGCGGTAGATCATGGGAGCGGCCTTGATGACTACGCCGCCCTCGACCACGTATCCGCACGTCGCACGCGGGCATGTCGCGCGGTAGGTGGTCATCGATATTCTGCGCTCCACCACGAGCGGAAACAGAGCCAGTGAAACGCGCCACAGTAGTGTCCGATGTATGGCATTAGCCGCCAATCAGTGATGTCAATGGCCACAGTAACCCTAAGCCCGACAATCCGTCTTCCGTTGTATCGTCCGCGCGGCCAGTGCATCTGTTTATCCCTTCGTGCGTCGTTGCATGATAGCTGTCCTGCCGCGTGTTCGCGCCACTGCGTCGGCCACTTCATTTGCCCGCTCTTTGCCTTGCCTGACAAATATGGATCTACGCCATGGGTGATTAGCGGCGGGCTTGTGCGCCTTATCGCTGCTCATTTCACGGACTCCTGTAGTCGTGGGAACCAGTCATCGAGTATCCAGTCAAGGAAATCAGAGTCTTCGGCGACTAAGTCAAGGCCGTCAGGCGTGAGCATTTCATCACGTGTGCGCTCAAACTCCGCGATCAATTCATTCATGATTCATTCTCCTGTTGCTTTGCCGCCTCGATCTCGGCGCGGATTTGTTTGCCGATGCTACGTACATAAAAAGACTCTGATTGTGTTCTTAACCCACCCAGTCCTGCTTTGGACGCCCATTGTACAATTGTGGGTCTACTTCGACCAGTGTAAGATTGGATGTCTTGGATCGATTTACCGGCAACGTAATCCCGCAGTGCCCGCTCGATTATTTCTGGTGCTGTTTTTGTAGTACCTTTAGGATTCATGTCTTCAATTCTCCTTCATTCTCCAGTGTTGGATGGTCTCTAAACATATCATTAGCTATCTTAATTCCATATCTGGCACGTTCGGCTTCCTCGGCAATTAGGTCTATCCCATTATGATATGAGACGGCCCCGTCGCGTCTGTCGGGGAGAGTACCAACCTAGGGGCCGCCTGTGACCGGCGAGACTACAGGTCCGGCCGGATGTTGCCGTGTCAATGACGCCAGCCTTCGTCTTGCCTCCGCCACACAAACGATGGGCGTCTCCGCAGTGCTCTCATACTCGCGTCGTGTCCCTATCCGCAGCATGATCCTATATAGGCCATGACGGCCTACCACTCGGGCTTCGACAGGACATGTCACGGGATGCCATTCGCGGCAGTCCGGGTCGAGGTCTTTCTCCTTCGACGCGCGATTCATCGGCTGGAATATCATAGCGGCCTCCAATTCCATACCGCGTCCTTGCCGCTAATCTCCGGGAGGTAGCATCCATCAACCTTGTAGGGTCGGACGTATTTGCAGATGAAATCAAAGACGCCTTTGCGTTCTACTCGCCATACCGCGCCCTCTACTTGATCAATCGCACCGTGATAGCCATTCCTGCCGAGAACGGTTAGCACAAATGGAATCGATGTTGCTGCGTAATCGCTAATCACGTAGGGCACGCTCAATCCGGTTGTCGCGATCACGGATAAAAAGTCATCGTATGGCAAGCGTCGATTAGATGCTGTCTGAATCACGTCGAATGGAACGAACGGTGGATGTGTAAGATCATACCGCGTGCCATGTGCCTGTGCGAGCCATTCGCCGACAATCCTGTATCCTTGCATCGTCAATCGGAACTCTTCAAAGCGTTCATATTCGCTACGAACCCATGATGCAAACAGTTGGTGTTGCTCATAGGGACTACTCTGTGCAGGCCATCCGGCGCGTCCTAATGTTACGAGCGCGCTATCAATGTTGGCAATTGCGCAGCAGGAACCGTCGAGCTTCTCCGTCACGATGACGCGGTCATGTCTGTCCCGAGTACGTTCCGTGGCAATACGTGCCTGCCCTTCATGGCATTTGTGATCGCCAGGTCCCATGCGCGAACCTGGCAGATGCGGGATGTGTCCATAGGCTTTTGCGCCAAGCGGTTTGATCGCGTCATTCATAGCGGATACCCCAGTGCCACCTCGTCTCCGATGTAGAACGGTTCGTCTTCGATGTCCTCGCTGAATATCGGGTCATCCTCGATCTCGACAATCCCGATGAACGGCACATACGCGGTCCTCATGATGCGCCTCCTTCTGCGCTTTGTGGCGCTTCGTTGCCCCAAGATACCCATCCCTTTCTGGCGCGTCTGGCGAACAGTTCTATGTATGGCCCGTCCATCGCCTCGGCAAGTTCATAGATCGAATCCGGCTTTCGGCTGTGTTCCATCCGTTCGGCAAGGATGCCGCAAGCGCCGATAGTCGGGATCTTCGGGTGTCCTCTACGGCATATCAGGATAGGCTCTGTACAGCCCCTGACCCAGAATCCAGTCCCGTAACTAGGCTTGATGTGTTCCTCGCCCCACAAGTCAATCCAGGGCCGTTCCTGGAGCTTTATCCATGGCAATCCTGTGACGTAGTTAAACCCCCACGCTTCAATAACGCGGAAGGCGTCCGTGAGGCACGGCCATGTTGCCCACAGAATAAGGACGGAATGCGGTGCCGCAAGATCGGCAACAGGTAAGGCGCAAATGTCATAGGCGGTCATTTCGGAATAATGATCATGTGCGGTGCCGTTGAAGCCTGCACCGTTGCCTTTATTGCTATAGAACCATGGCGGATCACAAAGGATAACCCCGAACGGCCCGCCTCGCACTGAGTCAAATGGCGATGGATAATTCACGTTCTCCCCTCCGCTTTACGCGCCCGAGCGATGATACGGTCCAGGGCCGTACAAGTCACAGGCCATGCCTTGTCTGAAATGAACCGCGCCAAGAACGCACGCACGATCTTCTCATCTTCCATCGCAGAGCGTACCCCGACCTCGTACGCCGCGATACCCGCCGAGACCTTCGCGGGATGGCCGGTGCTATGCTCGCTCATTTAGCATTCTCCAGGATGGCATCGACAACGCGCTTCATGCCGTCCATCGTTTCGCCGTATCGTCCGCGAAGCAAAAATCCGCCAATTCGATAACAGGATTCAGTCATACCTGGAAACATGTGCCGATCTTCTACCGACAATCTGAATCCGCGATATTCTGCTTCGGCTAGTATTATGCGCTCGCTCATATTCCCGCCTTTATCGCAGCGTTCTCCGCGTCGAGGCATTGGACGCAACGAGCCGGGATAGCATTGTCGAAGGGCTGTTTGAGATAGCGTTGAAGCCCGTTCTTGTGCCGGAACGCGGAGCAGGCTGGAACCGATCTACCGTTGCGCAGACGGTTCGTTTCAAATCGACAGCATCCGCAATGACCACGGTCAACGTCGTTTACATCGATGATCGCCGGAACTAAGACCTTGACTCTCATTCGTCGCTCTCCTGTTTCCACGGCTTGAAGCCGTACGGGCCGATGAACCAGTTGCCTTTTGAATCATATTGTTTGTGCCCGGGTCTACACCGCGGACCGGGACAATCCTCGCATGCGGGATAGAGATCGTCCACGGTGCATCCGCATGAATCGCCATCATCGGCATAGTATAGGCCGTCATATCCGTGCGCCCTCAACCACTCCGGGCTGTATCTGCGACCGCGCCACTTGCTCATTTTCCTCTCCTCGCGAGCCGGTACTGCCACTCGTAGTTTCCGTGCTTCGTCTTGACGCGCCGCCCATACATGAGCCGCCAGCGCCGATAGTATTTCTCGCGTGGCGTGAGTTGCTCAACCGGAATGAGTGGCAGTCTGGCAAGTGCCTCTCCGATATCCGTCAGGTATGTCGAGAATGCTCGGCTCTGCGCGTACTGATTCAACCGAGATGCCGATGTCCATCTTCCGCGAAATAGCCAAAGGTACTTGAAGATCTTATCCGTGACCGAAAGACCAGATCCGATCTCGTGTCGCTTTTTCATGATATACCCTCTCCTATTGACAACACACATGCACAATGAATGTTGGCCGCGTTGCGTTCCAACCGTTGGCATCCCCGAGGCCGATTACCACCCGCTGCGTCTGCACGCGCGTGGGCATGCCGCTCAGGATTCCCCGGCTCGACAGCCTGAGGCCATCCGGCAGCATCCCGGAGTAGACGTACCAGTTGTACGGAGCGAGCCCTCCAGTTGCCCGCAGCGCGCATGAGAACGGTTTGCCGACCATAGCAAATGGAATCTCCGTAGTGATAATTGTGGGACGCGCATAGACTGTGACAGCACGCGTGGCCGTCCCTACGTTGCCGCACGAGTCTGCCGCTGAGTACGTGATCGTACGCACGCCTGGACTCGGCACATCCACTGGCACACCTGTTGTTGTGATTCTCGCCGTGATGTCTCCGTCCAGGTTGTCCCACGCCGTCGCACCTGGGTCAACGTACGCCTTGCCTACGTAGGTGTAGCCTGTTGCCTGAGCCGAGATGGCAGGAACGGTCTGGTCAAAGATTACCTTCGCTGCGTTCTCGGGGATGGTGAAGGCCGAGAACAGTAGGAATAGAATCAGGAACATGGCCTCCCCTTTCTTACGGTTGTGTCACTAAAAACCGTATTGGCTTTCCAAGACGCCTAGCATACTCTAGTTCACGCCGGGTAGACTCACCAATATAGCCATCGACATTCAGAATGAGGATTTCATCCGCAAGATCAATCTTGCGAAGGTGAAGTTCATATAGGCGCGTCTTGTCGTAGTTCGTCAATTCACGAGCATCGTCATTCTTGAAGTCACACCCTATGGATAACACGATTCGTCCGGCCAGCGTTTCATTAAGATTGGCTCTCCGAAATGCCTCTGAAAATCTGGTAGACCCGCAAAGGCAAACTATCTTTGGGAAGAGCGGATTAAACAACGCTGATGAAATTACTTCTTTCATGTCTCTCTCTCCTACGCGGCCCAGGCCGCAGGTTGTTGACTCTCGTTTCACAGTCTCCGCTCCGTCCGTCCACATCTGCCTCTCCGTACGTCTCCGACGTCTAGAAGCGCCTGCCGGTTACTCGCCGTTGTTCCGCGTCTTCGGCTTCTTGCAAGACTTCGATGGCGCGGTCAATGGCTTCGTTGTCTTCGGGGTGGAATGAATACATGCTAAGACAGGCTCCGCCCGCGCGTTGAGAGTAAGTCTGCTTTAGTATCTTCAATTGTGCAACAGCCTCTGCGTTCGTCACTTCAACTCTCCTTTGTAGTGCACCGTATTCGTCAGCTACGTTCGGCCCGTCTAGACATGTTAAGGGTGTGAGCATCTGACGCGCTTATTCCCTTCGCGGTTCACGGTGCAAAATTATAGTGCGCGGCGGCAGCGGTGGCGCGACTTACGTGTTGCTTTGCTGCACGCCTTCGCCTGTTGCCTCTCTCTAGCACAGCAACATTAAATGCCTCTCTGACGGTCATTCAGCGTCTACCGCCGCGCACAAATTCAACTGTTCTCACGTGGTGCGTACCCGCCGCACGAAATGCAACTGTCACCAATTATGCAGCTCTGGCTACAGTAGCTGAGGTAATATTGGCACGTGTCACAGAGCGATGGTTTCTTATCGAGCATATGACAAAATACACCCCAATAAGATCGACCGGGCACGTGGTCACAGTAACGTAGATCGCTTCCACAAATTGAGCAGAAGCGTATCTGGTTTGTTTCATTGCTGGGCTCCGGGAACGCACGTTCAAGCGCCGTGGCAATGCGCTCCATTGCGTCAGCTTCTCGCGTGCTGCTTTCCATTGCACTGTTCAGTGCCTCGATGAGGTGAACATGCGTAGGTGCTGTCGTCGTTTCGGCCTTGACGTTCTCCGTCGATTCTTTCAACACCTCTCGTGGATGCTCGCGGGCATATGCGGCAACCTTGGCGTAGATGAGATCGGCAACCTCACGGCAGTATTTGCATTCCTGCATCACACCTCCATGCATGTGAGTTTGTCCTGGGCGTTCCACATCACAGAACCGAATCGCACCCTCTTCCCACGGTTCCGGCTCGGGGCGAGCGGCGGCAAGTTCCGCCGTAAGCCGAGCAACTTCGGCGTTGCGTTCGCTTCGGATAGCGACGAGTTCCTCTCGCAACCGATTCCGCTCAATACAGGCCCTATCTAGGCTCTCGCTTGTATCATGCTCGCGCTTAATGGAATTGCGGTAATGCGCGTGCAGCGCCTCGCCATCATGGTTCAGGCGGGCAATCTCGGCGCGGGCCTTTTCCCGGCTGTCGCAAGCATCGGCAAGTTTGTCGAGCAAATCACATACAGCACCTGCGACGTTTGAAGGCTTAACAATGCACGCGGTAGGAAGCGGTCCCATCAAGCCCCTATGATATTCGTTGATGGCCTGCACTATCTTTACTAAGGTCTTTGTGGTTTCTTGGCAGGATGGATCACATTCTGCGCCAGATCTCATACAATACACCGCTCTGTCAGCTGCCTGACGCTGCGCCAAGTCGTCCGTGATCGCCTTCACGGTCTCCCGTTCCTTGTCAAGCAGGTCGGCCAGCACCGCGATGGCCTTTTCCCTGAAGTCGCTACAATCACAAGCGCCTTTACCCCATCCTCTCGCTTCTGTCTCCGTCATCGTCATTCCTCCCGTTTCGGCGCGGCCTGCTAGACTCGTGTCATTACGGCCTTGACGCCGGGTACGCTCATTGTTGATTTCTGTGCCCGCGCAATCTGGTTCAACGCGGTCATGTTCGCTTCGAGGTAGTTGATCGATGCTGTGCCAGCCGCCACGGCCCTGACAAGCGCCATGAGGTCAGTCACCTGGGCGTTCCAGTTCTCGCGCCCTGCGGTCAACCTGGACTTTTGCACGGGTTCGCGTGGAACGACTACGGGCGGCACATAGACCGGCTCTGCGATGATTGCCTGTGCGGTTTCTGCGTCTCCTTCGGCCTCGGCTTGCAATGCCGCCGCGATCTGCTCTTCCTCGGCCCGTTTCCGTGCCTTCTCTTCGAGTCGCCGTTGTTCAGCGAGCCGGATTCGTTCTTGCTCCTGGTCCCATACGATGACATGCTGTTTCAGGCCGGTTGCCTTGTTCAGCCGAGCGTCTTGCAATTCCTTGATCGGATCGTCGTGCAATCGAAGCGCCGACTGATACGCCTCGTACGCCTTTGCCTTCGAATCGCCCGTCAACTTATCCCAGAATTTCTCCCGATCCGAGAGTTCCTTCATGATCGCTTCGGCTTCGTTGCGGTCCTCGACGCACTCGATACGGAATGCACGTGCCCTGTTGATGAGCGCAACGTTGAATGTCTGCTCTTCTCGAACTGCCGGAAGTGTCGTTGCTGCCTGTCTTTCAAGATCTTTCTCTGCCGCCGCTTGTTGCTCTTCTAGATATACCTCTGCAATTTGGCTCATATGGCCTCCTAAAATACCTTGTCAATGATTTCCATTAGGTACGTCGCATCAATATCCTTGCCGTTGCCGTGCTCTTTTAGGAGGCGAATCACCTCCATGAAATAGGCACAATCTACGCCGACAAGCTGATCTTCCAATACCGAAATGTTGGACAGGTCAAGCTCTTGAAGCTGCCATAGCATCTTGAGGTATTGACCCGCGTTGATCTGCCAGCCGCGCTGAATGAACTTGCGTGTTCGGATCACTGAACACAGCGGGTATTTTGAGCCGTGATACCGAAGCTCCTTATTGATGACGCATTCGAGGGCTTCGGGGCGCAATACGAGGTTGTTATCCCATGATGTCCAGTAGTTCATGCAATGGACGAAATCATAGTTCTCGTGAATCACGTCGGGATCGCCGAAGAAGCGAATGACGATCTGAATCCTGTCCGACAGGGATATCGCATTGCTCGACAGGAACACCGGGCGATACTTGGGCTTTGTCGCGGCCTTGTCTGACTCAGTCTCCGCCGAATCCTTAGCCACCTCCATAGCCCGCTCAACGTATTCATGCGCTTCCATAGCGTCCGGGTCCGTATCTGATTCAAAGTAAGAGTACCTAACCTCTTCGGTTTCACCGGCAACGCCTGCGGATTTGACCACGATCTTGACGCGATCTTCATCAGATCGCACCGCGATATTTACCGTTGCCGGGGAATCCTTGAATCGCGGCGGCGGATTATCCTTGAACCGCTTCACATAGTACTCGGCAATAAGTTTCGTGGCCCCATGATCGCGGAAGCACAGATCGTAATCGTTGACCTTATCGTTCATCAGCAATGACACAATCGAGCCGCCGGTAACGATGATTTTGTCCTTGACCGCATCTCGCAATTCTTCTGGCATTGTTGACAGCCAGTCGTTGATCTTCTTGTGGATGATCGACTTGATGAGTTTGCGTTTCATACCCAGTTGTCCTTTCGCCATTGGTTGAGTTGTAGCGCCGCGGAGAAGATCTTGAAGGCGGCGAATAATTCGGACGGCTTGTAAACCTGGACCTTGTACTTGCCATCATCGGACAGATAGACAGACTGCCATTGAGGTGGCCGGATAGGACATGCATAGTGGTAGGCCGCGCATTGGACTATATGCCAGGGACATGATGTCCCTGTCTTGATGTCAATTCCGGCCCTATCCATCGTGCCCGCATAGCCGACAATCGGGTCATATACGATTTGCTCAATCATCAGACCGATATCGGGGTCTCTCATGTCCGCTCGATACCGTTTCCATGCGTCCAGGTACGGCGCGACGGCGGGGTCAACCGTGTCCTCATCCAGTTCGCCACGGTCCCACAAAGCGGTTGCTGCGTGCACCGCCGTTCCACGTTCGAGATACCAGTCATCTTCTGGCATGTATCCCATGAGTCCGGCGTCGCGTATTGTCTGCGTCACACTCGGATACACGCGGCCCGTGTCCGTGTCGATGTAGCGGTGGTCTTCCGCGAGAATGATCATATCGAAAGGCTTCCGTCGGCTTGGGTCTTAGGTTGCGGGTACTCGATATTGTTGTGTTCAATGATCGCAAGTGCCTTGTCTGCGAAACTTCGATATGCCCTACACAGTTGCTTGTACCCTTCGAGTTGCTTCTTCAGCTTACTCATGGGGTGCTTGGGGCACATTGCTATATGCTCGGTTAGCGCCTGCGCCACGGTCTTATTTTGAGACGCCGGTATGGACTCCGCTGTGCTTGCGCCGGGGCCATATCTATGTCCGCAATACACACAATTGATGAACATGCCTGATTGCAGATCGCTAACCCATTTCTCTAATTGCGCAATCTCCGCCTCAAGTTCATCAATGGCCAGAGTGAATATGGGTTCATTGTAGTCGTCGAGACGCGACAATTGGTGTTTGGCTTGAGCAACAGAGTCTATCATTCCGCTGCCTCGCTCACGGGTTCCGCCGTTACGAGTTCGCGCGAATTGGCCTTCTTGCCAGGTTTCCACGTATATCTGACGGTCTGATCCTGTTGGCAAACGGACGCGATAGAGTCCGAGAACGTCCCGTAATCGACGCCGCCAATTGTCACGAACCATGCAACCCAGTCCCGTCCGTTCGTGTTGCCCCGCCGTTCATTGATGGCTTGGACGGTTCCGACAAGCGCCTCGCCTGCGGCTTCATGCGGCGTAGTCTCTGCGCTCTTCTTCGCCTGCGGTTGCGTAATCGGCGGGCGCTCCTCATTGCCCTCTGCCATTCCTGCGGGAACTTCTTCGGCGTGAACCGTGAAGATTGCCGATGCCCCACTTGCAGCACGTACGGCGCGGATAAAGGCGCGTTTCTCTGCCATCGCCATACCCTTGATTGCGGCGTCGGCGCGGGATACTCGAATCTGTTTCTGCTTGTATGTGCCTTGTCCGCCCTTGACTTTCTTGTTTACGACGCGGCGCATATCGTCGGGCGCGTCATCATATTCATCGTCCGAGTTTACCTTGCGCCATTCGTTGTTGGTTTCGGCGCTTGACCATTCGGCAGTCGCATCTCCGAGAAACGAGCCGTCCGGTCCTGTGAGCGTACACTTGACGCGATACCGCGCCTCAGTTGCCGTGCTCAGATCGTCTGGCGTGTAGGTGGGTGAAAACTTGAACATGACGGCGATCTTTTGTGCGCCTGGTAACAGAAGCGACGGCTTGTGCGTTCCTGGTATGACTGCGTAGTCCGCGTCGATTCCGGGCTTGAGTACGTCCCGCATGAGTTCGGCAAGCGCCGCCATGCGAGTCTTAACCTCAGCTACCATGTCATGCGCGGATCGCGCGGCAATACTACCGCCGTTTGTGGTAATCAGTTCCTGTGTCATTCCGTTTCCTCCTCATAGTCCTCGTAGTCCTCTTGATCGCGTTCACATTCCAGATAATGAGTGCATCGATTCTGGTCATCTTCGAAATTGTTAAGGCAATCATCGATATCGCCGTTACAATGGCAGATAACGCCGCACTCAGGACACTCAGGCGCCATCGTTAGTTTCCTCTTTCGGTGTTTGCGCTTTGCTCATATGCCCGATAACGCCGCAGTGTGGGCACTCGGGGTATTCGTCTCCGAGCGCCTGATATCTGTGGCCGCACACGTAGCATTGTAGCCAATGCGATTCCGGCGCGCCTGTCTCGTAGTCATGGTACATAGTCCGAGTCCTCAAATAGTGCGGCGTGCATTGCCTCAGCTAGTTGTCCTTGCGCCGCGCGTACCTCGGCCCGTCCCTGCTCGCGGAACATCTCCGCCACGGCACGGTAGGCAGATAGCATTTGAGCGGCTACTTCTTTTGAGCTTTGCAGCGAGCACATACGCGCATCTAGCGATGACGCGCTGTGCCCGTCAGGCCATACTGAGATAGTGCGCATCTGCACCGGGGCAACACATGGCGGTGATGGAGCAGATATCCGTATACAGAATCCGTCCTGGGTGTGCGCGATGTACGCGCCGTCCTGCTCGGTGTAGTCGATGTCAGGCATCGGGAATCTCCTTGTTCGTCCAGCACGGGCAATCGCTATAGGGTTTGTGCCGCCATACGTAGCCGCCGAATGGCATTGATAGAGATTCACGATCCGAATAGAACGCACGCGCTAGCGGAATCTCAGGCAACGTCCACGCGCATCGGCCTTCACCGCTCGGATGCAATCGCCCCGCAGTCGTGCGTTCCCACTTTGCGAGCGTGCAGTTTGCGCAGGTATGATTAGCCATTGATCTTTTCCTTCAGTTCTGCGAGCCGCGCCTGTAGTCTCACATATTCCTTGCGCTTCTCTCGTAGATTGATTGTCTCAGGACAGTGTCGTGACACGGGATACAAATACGCTTCTCCGACCTCACGGATTAATATCTCAACATCGGCTCGCACTTGGTAAAGCTCTTCCTCTAGCTGTCCGCTGCGTGCAAAGGCGGCGCGACGTGCTTCGGGGTTCGATGGCAAATGCAGGTCACAATACCAATGCCCGTCTTCTTGCGCTGTAGCTTCGCGATAGCATTCAGTTCTGCCGGATCTTGTCGGCCACCAGTGCTCACATCGATGTTCCATGATCTCTCCTATCTGTATATTGCGGCGGCGGTGGGCTTGTCACCCACTAACCGTGTCGAGTGGCCCGAGTAGCAATGTACACTCATGCACGGCCTGCCACGGTTCCTGTGTGCATTCGTTAGTAGCGTGTCCTCACGCCGCGCCGCCGCAAAAACTTGCCAGCGCCCGTCCTGGAATGCGCGATCGCAGACACATTGCTGGACGATGCAGCCAGATTTGCTTGTGACGGGACCTGTGACTTCATAATTCTCCTCTCCTAGTCCTGGAAAAACCAGTCTGCTTTCTGTTTCAGCACCGCGAGCAGCGGCGCGATAGCCTGCCCTCGCGGATAGCTCACGCCATTCGTCCAGTTCTGCACGCTCCGCACATCAACATGATATCCGAGACGGTCTAGCTTCTTCTGCACCGTCGCGGCGTCAAGTTTCAGTTCAGCCATGCGGGCCGTGATGCGTTGTGCTAGCGGCGTCTTGGGGGCGGTCGGCGTGCGTTTGCGCTTGATTGGCTGTGTCTTCATCGTGTCCTCCTACCTCCTTATACCACATCGCGCCGCCACTGTCAAGAAGTTTCTTGCGCGTGTAACTTGGCTTTCTGTTCCTCAGCCCTGCGGACATATCGACCTATTGCCTCAGCCGCCGCCTCAGCCTGGTCATGATGCTTGTTTGATAGATAGCGCCTCAACTCGGCTTCCGTGCCGTTCCATCGAGGTATCACTTGCAAGGCATGATGCAGTCCATCAAGGCGTCCCGCAAAGAATGCTTCCAACCTGGCCATGCGGACCTCGTAGGTCTCATCAACCGCGCCCGGAATAGGGACTATGTCAAATGGGTCTAGCATCATTCCCCTTTCGCCTTGGCTAGGGCCGCGCGGGCGATATCTCGCGCCTGTTCTTTTTCGCCAAGCTCTAGCCATCCAGCACTTAGCAGAAACTCGATACGCTCCAGCGCCTCGACAAGCGCGTCGTGCGAGTTCACTGCGTGGATGATCCGATCAACAAGCGGAATAGCACAGAACGCGATATCGCACACGTACCTACCGTCAACGTTAAAGATATGAGTACTATCGGCTTGACGGCTCCATCCGGCGGAAGGCGGTCGCGATCATGTCGGTCTGTGCCCACACGCGAGGAAATGTCACCGCAACATCTCCGCCATCGGTCCGAATCCATCGTCCGCCGCGCCGTACGCTGCTAGAATGAAACGCCTTCCCTCCGCAGATGTTAGACTGCCGATCCTGAGTAACGGTTATTACTACGCCGCCGGTCCTCGCTCCGACCGTGCGCCCGGCAATACGGATGAGCGCCTCGATGATCGCATCCGGGCATTTCGTGCGGTTGTATAATTTCATTTTACCTCCTCAAACTCGTGGGCATCGTTCAGCCGATACCACACGTCCGGCTTGATTCCGTTCTCTCCGACGTAGCCCGTGACTACGCGGATCGTCTCATGATCTGAATCGATCCACGTTAGGAGAAGGGCGCATCCGAGACTGCCACGAACGCGGCATCTGTGGCCTTGGCATAGAGCAACGGAATACAGGCCATTCACTGACGCCTGCCCGGAGTCCCCGCGCTGTGACGCCTGCCCGTAGTACCCGCGCTGTGACGCCTGCGGTTTACGGGGCGAATGCCCCGCCGTCGCCTAGTCGTATTCAGCAGCGGCCCGTCCAGGTGAGGTACTGAGAGGCGCGCCCGGCCTCTGCCATCGTCGCCAGTTCGCGCCACGTGTCGGCATGCTGCTGCCGCATCACCACATCGCCGCGCGCGTCTGCTTGTTTCGCCAGTCGCGCTAGCCTCTGCATTTTCTCTGTGCGCTTCATCTTCTCTCTCCTTGTTTTCTACTGCCCTCAACTGTCTACGATCTAATTGTACCACAGGACATCCCATTTGTCAAGAAGTTTCTTTCCGATTGTATCCTGTTGAGCCGGAAGGAGATACGCAATACCGCGTCTTGCGCAGTCGGATTATTTTCCCCTGAGATGAGAAAAAATGTGGACCCCGGCTAGGCTGTGACCGGGGTCCTGGGCTGCTGCGCGGGTCTGCGGGGGAGACACAGAGCACCGCGCGAGGATGCTAGATATGATCAAACTGACGCAGATGCCTATTGCATACCGCTGTGAGGCGTACGTCTCGCCTTCGGTTGACGCCAAGCAACCGTGTGCGGTCCATAGCATTCACGGCAATAGTAGCTGCGCGTTCGGCGCGTTCTGCCTCGATACGTTCTTGTATTACGTGTAGGTGCGCAAATACCTCTGCCTTGCGCGATAGATCCGTCATGGCGCGACACCTAGTTTCTTCTCGATAGCTGCCGCCTTTGTTGGATCGTTCAAAGCCGCGCGAATGTCGGACGCCAAGTCCAGCGCGTCGAAGAGGATCGTCAAGCCGTCTTCTTTCGCCTTGATATCTGCGATCAAAGTGTCGAGCGCCGGTTTGATGCCCTCGTATTTTGCGCCTAGTGTCCTAGCATCCGCCTGCAAGTCAAGCAGATCGCCGGGTACAGACGCCCACTCGTTCGCCCGGACGTGCCCGAGCAACACGAGCACGTGCCCGTAAGCCGTCTCTAGTGCGGGCGGTATTGTCGGCTGCGTAGTAGTGGCACATCCAACACATAACGCAACCAGTAACGCGATTACGATGTATCTCATGTCTTTCTCCTTTATGGTATGCACTATACAATTAAGCCCGTTTATCGCACGGCGACGGGCACGCCGATCAATCTCTAGGCGATATCAAGTGAGTCGTTCCGTAGCCGTTACTCCTCAAATCCGTCACAAGCGGCTCCATCATCATGATGCATCAAATGATGATTTCAACGCCGTGTTACACGGATAGTTGACCTAATCGTTAAACGAAAATAGTGAGCCGCTATCGTCATCGCGAGGGTCATATACGGCCCAATCACGACGTATCCGATCCAAGAAGGCGATTCTACTCCGTAGTGATATTGGGTGATTCTTGTAGTAACGCCGTTGCGGCTTTTTTGTACGGTAGACCGCCTCTCTCACGGCACAGCACCGAATGGCTTTTTTCAGGGTCATTTTGCAAACCATGCTTCTAGAGCCATAGGGCAGATCCAGCCTGTCATTTCGCCGCTCCTTTTCGTTGTGCGATGATACGTTCGATCCACAGATCGACAGCATCCTCGCCTAGTATTGCCACGATGTCAATTCCCATCGATTTGCCAAAGTCAAATGCGGCCGTAAAGGCGCGTCGCCTGGCGGTCACTTCTTCTTCTGGCGTTATGGTGCCATCCTCATTTGCCTTCTTCAGGGCATCGACATAGGTCTGGTATGTGACCAACACACCGCCCTCAAGACAATTCACGGCCCGCGCATATCGGCTCGATTGCAGCTTCTCCCACCAGTCCGATGACTTGAACAGCGTCCAGATCGCGCCGATGATAGCGGCGATCAATGCCGCACCCGCTTGTGAGTTAAGGAAGTCAATCACGTCGTGTCTCCTTTCATTTCCTCGTACGGTTCGTCAAATCGCGCAAGAGCGTCATCCAGTTTGTCTCGCTCGCGTATGGTAGCAGGCTCGGGAGTTGCACCCGACGCGCCAAGCTTATGGAGCTCGGCCGAGCACTGGCCCGCCTGCGATTCATTGAGAGTATAACAGAACAGGTCCATCATGAGACCGACCATGCGACCAGAGTCCGTCTCACTCGGATTGGCCGCACTAGAAACCAGGTCAATATTGCTAGATGTAAACCAGAAATATGCTTCCTCATCCCCCTTGTCATCGTCAGTGATCTCATAATGATTTGTCACCTGCCAATCCGAACGTGGTTGTCTAGGTAAAACGACACTAAGTTCCTCCGCTCGCATTCTCAGAAACTCGATAGGCGTCATGTTTTCCTCTCCTACGCTCCGAACATGAGCAGGAATAGCCACCACAGCCAGCGGATGATCTTCGCCGTCGTGTTCTCATTCGTTGTCATGACTCGCCTCGTGTTTTTCAATCGCCCGCCACAAAAGGTCAATGCGACGGCTTTGGAATAGTAGTCCTATATTTGTGCACAATAGAGCTAGCCATATCAACATCAGCGTGAGCGTCATTGCGATTGCCCCTTCTCATTTTGATAGTCTGTGGTATATCCGGCGTCAGTAATCGCCACATTTATATCGCCGCTAGTATTAGATGGTTGCACATCGTGACCGAACTCACTTATGCGTATAGGCTCATCCGTCCTCGGAGCAAGAAACGTCACATGCTTTCCGGGACCACCAATGTTCGGCCCATGAATTGGGATGTCGCTCGCTGTGAGCCCATCGACACTAGTATCAAGTCCCGTCATATGCTTCAGGGGCTTTAGCGCATCTTGACTGCACAGGATAAGCGCAATCACGGCCACCCATATACATGCGGCACCAAGCGCCAGGATCCAACACCACGCCTTTCGCTCTTCCTCAGTCATTCTCTATACCTCCTTCTTAATCGGCCACAGCGTGATCTTGAGTTCGTATCCGAGCGCACGTGCAATACGGCCCGCGAGCGCCAGCGATGACGTTGTGCGCCCTCCCGCAAAGAATGTGCGTATCGTGTTATGATGAGCGTTGCTCGCCTTGGCTAGATCAATCATGCTCTTCTTCGCCTGAGCACACCAGAGCCGATGTAGTTGTCGGCCCAAGGATACGCATAGACGATCCTGTTTGATCTTCTTCGGCATGATACCCCTTCGTTATGATTCCCCGCCCCTCTCGGTCTACTGGCGGCGTGTTGGCGATTCTAACCGAGGCCCTCAATCCTACTTGGGGAGTTCGAAAGATGAAATCGGTTACGGCACTTAACGCCGCATGGCATGACCCTCCGCGTTGACCCTGAGCAATTGTCTTAGACGTTCTCTAACTCAACCGCTTCAACTTCGACAACGGAAGTCTATCACAAAAAATTGTGAAATTGCAATAGAAAGTTTTCGCCGCTCAGGATGCCGCTTCGAGAAGGGCTACGCACTCAGCGATTTCCCCGATGTCGATATCGCAGGTTCGCGTTCCAACCATTTCTGCTTCAGTGCGTGTCCAGTCGTAACGCGCGCCGCCAGTAGCGCCGTATTCCGTGCGGTCCCCCATTGCACAGAAGTAGAGATTATCGGGATCGCTATCAGTCCAGTTGTAAGGATTCGATGTCTCGGGATTGATGAATGAACCCGATGCCGCCCATCTCTCAATGGTATCCCTCATGTCAGTAACATGTCGAGTCACAAGATCCGCGCCATTAGAAGCGAATGCCGTGATAAAAACATTGTCCCCTGGTTCATCGCCAATGTTTTCTACCGCTGCTTCTTGATACGTATACCAGCATGTCCGCGGATCGAGTCCGACATTGAGATTAGCGTTTCCTCTAACCTCAATGTATATATTGGTAGAATAGCAGGCTGGTGAATTATATCCAACTACACTTACGCCTGATGCTTCTATCGTCACCGCCTTAGCTACGCTTAGGTTCGGGGCGTACCATGTCAACGTAGCGCCAGATCCAAGAATAAGCTCTCCTGTCATAACTAAGATACTTCCGTCTATGTTTGGTGTATTAGCACATCCTCGAACATGCGAAAGTGCGACACTAGTAACTAGAGCGCCGAGCAATGTATAGCTAGCCAGGTTGCCGGAAGACAGATCTCCACTTGGGGATGTTAGCACATAGATATAGGTTTCATCAGCCGCAATCCCGCGCACGTGGTCTAAAGCAGAGAAAGATGTCGAAAGCACGCCCGCATGTGTGTACACGGCTATGGTAGTGCCACCGCCGATAATTATGTATTGTGAGTTTCCAGAGATGAACGGCGATGATGAATACAATACCCCAAGCGGGATAGCGGTAACCTCGCCTAAAACGCCGATGTAATTCTCCCCTGGCGGAAGATAGCACGCAACATAGCCTATTCCAGAGACGGGATCGGTCCACGCTTGGTTTCCGCCGCCGCAATGCGGCAGTACCGTGTATGATGTCAGCCCTAGATTGTACGCCCTGATTTCAGTGTCATAAACCGATCCTCCTACTGGAAACCAGCGCACGATAACAGGGTTATCCCCCACTCTCCGATCCCAATGCGGCCACAACATCCCTATGTTATCGTCTATTTTTGTCCAGTCTGGATACAGTGCAGATAGACGGCACATTAGATCCGTCACGTCCTTGCCGTACCGTCGTTGTCCGCCATAGACGTTGCTCATGCGCCGGTATACTCCACCCACTTGCCGCCGCCTAGTTCGGCCCATGTCGAGCCATCATTCTTGCGTACGATATCATCGGCATCGGATTCTAGGTCGGCAAAATCACCTTTGCGAAACGCGAGTCCGGGATTCGCGGCGGGTAAGGCGGCGAGCGCAGTTAGATCCGCAGCCTTGAACATCCGCGCCATGAAGGGATACCGGCTGCCGTCGTTGTTCAGGTCCAGAGGCCCGCGAGCGGCCTCCGAAATCTGTTCCGCCATATCAGCGAGGATATCCGTCAAGCTGCTAGTCGGCTGCGTATCAAGCGTGACTTCGATATCAAGCGGGTTTGCGAGTCGATGCACGATCTTCGTGATATAGACAATGGTCTGGCTCAGGCCGATGACTTCATCAACCAGCCACGTCTTGCGCCCGAGTTCAAGGTTCAACATCCATGTCTCGGTCCACTCTGGATCGACGCTGTGCAGGTCGAGCACCTTGACAACGTACGTGGCTTGTGGTCCGGTCTGTTCCGCTTCAATATTGTCTACCGCCGCCGTGAGGTCAGCCGAGACGCGAAACGAAGGTTCCCGTAGAATCAGCGCCTTGTCGCAATAACCCGGAGATGCGACTGTACGATATGATCCCTCATCCATCTCTAGGGCGTTCTCGGGATCAAGGCCCTCGCCTTGGGCATAGATACGCTTGACGCCTGTGGTCCAGTCAAGCGCCCTCTCAATTTGCGTCGCGTTCATGCGGTATGCAATGACTTGGTCCGGCGGACTGTCGCTGCGCAACGCGATATCGAGGGAATCCACATCGGGATTGAATATGATTCGCGCCGAAGACCCGAGCCTGTTCTTTGCGAGCCGCTGGATTGCCCTGAGCGGCGTCAGGGGTATTAGAGTATTCCATGTCGCGGTCTTAGCGTTCAGCACAGTATCGCAGCCGCCCCACTGAATCGTTTGGCTCCCTAATTGCTGCCCCAAGACCCGGAGCATGATAACCTCTGGCGTCTCCGCAACTGTGTTGGTCTCGCGCGTAACGTAGCCGTCTGCGAGGAAGGAAAGCCAGTCCTGTAGCTCGTAGTGCTGAACCACGTTCGAGCCGTGAATCGTACGTTCCCGCATGAATCGGAACTTGTTCAGCCTATTTCCGTATTCGTCAAACAGCCATAACTCATACGGGCGTGTCAGGTATTGCCGCTGCGTTGCGTTGTATGGAACATCAAGCTCTAGCGCGTGTGGCGCGTTGTCCTCTCGTGTCCACACCGCGTTATAGGCTACGGTGTCGATGTCGGCTACCCAAACGCCCGTAGAGTCATAGATTGAAATCGTGGGATGCACCACAAGCGTAGGATCGCACGGCGTGATGCATACGCCAGGAATAGTTCCGCCCGGATCTGCGGGACCTCCAGGAGGCGAAGGGAAAGGCGATCTGCATGCGGTGCGCGCCATACGTTAAGCCCTCTGTTCCAACTGTCCCTCGATGCGCGATAGGCGCTCTACGATTGCACGGAGTAACTCGTTTTCTTCGTCATTATGCAAATCAACCTTCATGCGGAGCGCTACTTCCTTGGCTAATTCAGATACCTTGTCCATAGAGATCTCTTGTTTGCAGATGTCACAATGACAACTAATGCGCTCTACGTCTTTCGTCAACTTCTTGATCGCGACAACGTTCAAGAGCGTGGTCGTGAATATCCACAGGATAGCCGCAACGCCCAAGACCTGGACGCAACGCACGAGCGCCTCGATTAGTACGGGCTCGGTTACCATGCGCCACCACTATTCTGGCTGTGCGGTTATCTGCTCCGCCGCCGCTTGACTCATATGTATCTCGACGCCAATCACGAATCCTACCGCACCTATGATGAGGGCGATGACTAGGCCCGCGAGAATGCGTCTGCCTAGAGATCCCCAACTACGCAAGATTTCGAGTATCTCGGCCACTTGGTATGTAAGCACTTTATGATCCTCGCAATGTTCACATTCCTTTGTCGCCACCGACCAAACCCCTTTCACTTCGGTTAACCTCACCAACAAAACCAGAACACAACCAATGCCGCGATGTAGACCAGCCCCGCGACGATCAACAAGGGATGATCCCTTAGCATCTCGCGCGGCATCGGTTCGCGGTCAGGGAAAATCATGGCGCGGCCTGTGGAGTCTGGGCCGCAATGAGCTTGTCCATTTCAGCCTTGACGATGTTATAGGAATCGACCGCAAGTTTCCGTTGCGCGTCTGTGGTCGGCGCATAGGTCAAGAATCCGCTGACGATGCCACTCAGATTCTGCGTCGCCTGTTGCAGCGTCATTGCCGGCGCGGGCTGTGCCGGTACCGGTTGCTCCTGTGCGTTCAACTCGCCCTGTATCATCGCCCACAGTCCGAGCATTCCAATTGAGATTACGATCCCGATCTTCGCTGCATTCATGTTCCGATCTCCCTTAGTTGATGTTGCGCTTCTGACATTTCTTTGCCCTAGACTTGACGCCTACTGCGGCACCGATGCCGAGCAGGGCCAGTCCTGTGACTACGCCGGTCATTGTACCAGATTTGTTTTCCTTGACGGAACCATTCTTTTCGAGCGCCTCGATACGTGCGCGGAGTTCGTCATTCTCCGCCTTGAGTTGCTGTGTTGATGCCGTGAGCACGGCCACCATTCCACCAAGATCCCATCCGGCTTCGGTCACGGTCATGGTCGAGGTGTTACCGGTGTATGGATCTGTTACGGTCTTCTCAGAATAGACGGGCCGCTTGACTGATTCCGGTAACGAGGCATGGAACTTGTCATCGTCCGTGTTGTCCACGGCGAGCACCTCGGCAAGCGCATCTTTGCCTTTGTATGCCGATGCCCTGTCGGTGAACGTGAGCGCCGAGATATCGCCGGTGGCATAGATGCTGTCGGTCGAGATATCGTATGCGCCTTGGTCGGCGGCCCCGAGATGAGATTCGCCGGTGACGTTGAGCGCTTGGGCCACGGTGAATGTGCTATTGGTAGTAAGTGTCTGGCTCGCGGGCGTGGCGTTGAATACGCCGTAGAGAAGCGCACCCGCCTTGTCACCCGCCGTATTTGTACGGTCTTGGTTGTCTACATAGAAGGCGTCCGATCCGGTTTCATATTTGCCAGCACTAAATCCCAGTCCAACATTACCGGATCCAGAAGCAGTATACAGCGCCCGAGTTCCATATGCTGTATTGTTATCTCCGGTAGCGAAGTATAGAGTATTGTATCCTGTGGCAAGATTATAATCACCTGTCACATTGGAACGCAGTGCATTTGCGCAAATGGCGACGTTAAAGATGCCCTCAGTATTTTCGTTCGACGTGTTAGGCCCTATAGCTACGTTTTCATAGCCAGTGGTGTTTTTCTGTAGGGCTACAAATCCCACGGCCACATTGTATGATCCGGTAGTGTTTGCATATAGAGCGCGATGACCAACGGCAACCAACGAATCTCCAGTCGTATTGGAATACAGGGCCAAGTGACCAACACCAGTGTTGAATGAATATTGCGGATTCATTCCAGCCACAAGAACAGATCGCCCGCATTGATAACCCACGAACGTATTGCCGCCTTCAGTATCCTCGCCTGCGTATTTACCGGCCTCGTATCCAATTCCAAGCGTGTACATGCCAGACATTTTGACATAGTCCAGCGTGTTAAACTGTCCTACATGATCTATAGAACCAATAGCCTCTATGCCATTTGTACCGCCATACAGAACTACCTTCCCTTCCGTGTCCGCAGAGTCACGAACGAACCCGATGCCGCCAAGCACTTTGTTTGCAGCCCCGCTGTCCGTGGCCTCACCGACAATCTCAGGACCGTATCCATCCGCCATGTCTCCGGTAGTCTGCGCAATGACGCGGCTCACAGGGACAATTGCGTTCGTGCCACTGCCGAGCAGACGATCCGATGCAGAAGGATAGGCAGTTGCCAGCGTCAAGGTGCCCGCGTTGAACGTTGCCGCACCGCCAACGCCTATAGTCCCGTTGACACGTAGATCACCGCCGACAGGCTTGATCACAACATCGTCGATGTAGAAAGTCGTGGCCGCCGCCGTGGGATAGTACACGGAGAACTTGGCATCCGTGACACCAGTAACGGATGTAATCGCTGTGACGTGTTGCCACGCCCCATTACCGACGATAGTCGCGGCAGAACCAGCACCTTGTACCGCCCAGCGCAATGAGATTGCGTTCTCGGCGTAGTACCAGAAATCAACCGACCAGCGTTTACCTGCACCCGCAACAGCAACGACTTGAGACACGCCATCATTTGCGCTGTCGGTCGCAACCTTGCGCGAGTATGTGCCGCCATGGGCCTGAGTGTTTGAGCGTTCGTTAGCGGTCGGTGAATAGTAGTTGATCCACACCGTGCTCGGATCGGCCTCGCATGTGCCGTCCGTGACAACATCGGTACCGAGCGATGTATCATCACGCGCATAGAGTTCATTGGCCCACACGCCATTGGGCGCTGTCTCACCCCAGTGGCCCGGAGACGGAGCAACCAAACCGCCGGAGAAATAGCCCGTGACGCCCTGAACGTTGTACGCGCCAGCATCCGCGATTCCCGCGATGATTTCTCCGTCATCGGCATGATCGCCAGCATTGGCTACTGAGCCGACCGTCAAGCCGCCGCTTGTAGTTCCGATGTGGCCTTCGCCAGTAACAGAGAATGTCGTAAATGCACCAACATCGGCAACCGCGAACAAATGGGTTGCTCCGTCATAGCGCCCGTAGAAACCCGTAGACGTAGACCACATATCGCCATTGCCCGGACTATCAGGCGCAACGCCAGGAGGAACATTCAATCCCGCGCCTGCAACCGCTGCCGAAGCAACCGTCATCAGCTTTCCGGGCATAGTGACAGCGTAGGTCTGGTCATCAATCGAGAACACGCCCCCAGCACTACCCGAGATCTTGAAGTCGCCGTCAGCCCAAACAGTCCAAGCGTTCTGGTATGTATCCTCGTTAGCCCCATTATACATCCCAATCGATGCGCCAGTTGCGTTGTTATTTGCGTACATCGTAATCAGGCTTGCGGTCGTATCATCAGCGCCGAGGCTCAGGCCCGTGAAGTTTGGTGAATCGCCTGTGCCGAGTCCAGCAGAAGTTCGCGCAGTTGCTCCCGATTCTGCAACCCAGCCGCCTGCGGAACCGACGATGAAGTTTCCGTCCGCCGAAGACAAGGCCCCAATCGCGGTGAGGTCTGAATCAACAGGCTGCGCACCCGCGCTAGTGAGCAACGTCGCGCCGGATTCCGCAACCCAAGTCGTGCCATTGCCCACGATGAAATTAGAATCCGTTGCGGCAAGACCTTCGATGTCGTGAATCTTAGTAGGCAGGGCATCCACGTTGACGGAACCTGACGCGCCGACTGAGATCGTGTCCGAGATTTGCGCATCTGTGAGGCCGGTCCCGACGGCCGCCGCCGCCACGGAACCGGTAGCATCTATCGTGACTGTGTCTGAAATGTTTGCGTCTGTCAACGGAGTCGCTAATGTCAATGCACCAATGCTCAGGTCCATTGTAGAACCAGAATCTGTGAAGATTGCCTTGGCAGAGTTGTCTCCGTCCGCAATGACGCATGTTGCCCCAGACTTGTAGATCTGAACTGTGTAGGGATATCCGAGCACGATTCCGTCTTCGCCGGTATAGCCCAATGTGGTTGCGGCGGAGGGCAACGTGAGCAGCGTAGCGATTAGAACGATACAACGTTTCATGACTTGCTCCTAATGTCTCGTGTGGTACTGCTCAACCCAACCAAGGCCGGTTCGATACGTCGCGCAGAATTCGTCGCCGTTTTTGAGTGTTGCGCTCGTTCCTGGATACAGCATAAGCAACCCGGTTCCGTTTGAAAACGTCACGGTGTTTGTGTCATGTGTCCCGAGAAATGTGACGCGCTGTCCATTCGTGCCCGCCGCGATCTGCGGATTCGCCGATATCGTCACGGCCCCTCCGCTACCGGCGATGGCAATGACGCGGCCTAATGCGAGCATCCCGGCGGTGATGCCCGTTCCGGCAACAATGCTTTGCGTCGCAGAAGGCGTGTTGATCTCAATCGACGTTCCGCCTTCTATAGCGGTAAGGGAGTCGATGATTTCGTCTATCATGAGCCCGGTCAGGCCGGAATAGCACCGCGTCCCTGCGGGATGATACAGCGCCGTTGTCCCGTCCTTGGCGCGAACCACCGTCAATACATCGCCGGTCCTATTGGTGCATTCGACTACCTCGAAATTCGAGGCCGCTGTCTTTGCCGAGTTCCAGGTCGCAAGAACGAGATACATCGGCATGGAATACGTCGCGCTCTGGTCTATCCTCACGCCGTGCCCCGTGGTAAGCGTGATCGAGGTATTGCCACCGCCAGCCGTAAGGTCGGATGCAAGGGTTGCCGGTTCCGAGGCCAGGAGTGTCGCGAGTCTATGAAACGTGCTCATCAGTAGTACCTCGGCTTAACCGTGGTTGTGCAATTCCATGAGTCCAGTCCGGCAATAGTAAAGGTCTGCGTCGCGGCCATCCCGAGTTCCGGGAACGAACCGGATAGCGCGTCGATCGAAACTTCCGCCCCGTCAATCGAGACGATGCGGTTGACACAATCTACTAGGATTACGCCTGATGCCGGTATCAGTTCCGTGATCGTTAGGGTCTGGCTTAACGTCGTGTTGGATAGGCTCATTACGGCCTTCACGGCGCCCGTGTTCGTTATCGAGAATGAAAGTTTCATCGGGTATATATCACCGTGTCATCGCCTGTCCCTGTATCCGGCTGCGTGATCTGTTCGCCTTCCGCAAATGGTTGAGGCAGGATGAATTCAAGCGTCACCTCTTGCGTCGTTGTACCTTGCATCGCGCCGCGCTGAATCCCGTTGCGTAACGCTGCATACGATACCCATCCCGAGCCGTGTAGATACGACACGTTGAAAGGTTTCGTCACTGCCGTCTTAAGCACCGTCGCCAGTGCCGCGATCTTTGACGCCAGATCCGCCGATGACGTACCAGCGACAAGTCCGCGAATCGTAATCACGCGGGCGGAGTAGTACCCGCCGTAGATGTTTACGCCGTCGTTGAAATCGCGCCCATGCTTATCGAGGACGCGCTGCGGCAAGAGTTGAAACGAGATCCCTGACATGCCAAAGCCATAGGTCGGAATAGCGGCGTCTATGTCCTCAATCTCGGTCGAGCCTGTCCATACCCCGGTATCTGGGTCAACGGTTCCGCCAAATAGAATAGACATTACGCCGCCTCCACGATAAAGACGGCCTGAAACGAAAACGCCGATTCGTTGATGAGTTCGCACTGTACCGGCGATTCGTACAGCATCGCGCTCCATGACTGGCCAGTGAAACAATCCAGGGTCAAGGCGGCAAACGTGAACAGGTCGAGTGATTCTGCGATCTTCTGCGTCATAGAAACGAAGTCGGTAATGTCTGCGTCCGTCGCCTCAAGCAGGTTTGCGACGCCCTCGACGCGAATCAGTGTTTCGCCCCAAGTCCCGGTATAGATTGCCGTGCCGCCGCCGGGTATCTGTGCCTCGTTCATATGTGGCGCTGACTGGACATCATAGTTAGACGGCGGCGTTAGCGTGACTCCGAATGGCCCAAAGTCAATGCTGTTGAACGAGAAACTCTGAGCCATCAGGATAGCCCCCGCTTCTGTAACGCGCTCTGGACCTCGCGGCCCAGCTTGTTTGCGGTGTCTCGGATGTCCTTCTCCGTTTCGAGATTGACATCGCCTGTGAGATTCATGTGGACGGTAACGCTAGACATGCCGCGCTGGATAGGCTCCGATGGCCGCGTAGGTAACGTGGGCAGCGCCGTCGGCATAGTCGTTCCTGCGGGTTTCCCAAAGCCTGCACCGGCTGCTATGGCCTCCATGACGCCTGGTCCTAGCGTGACACCGAGACCCGCCATTGGATTCTGGAATTCCCAATCACCGCCATACCACTGCGGCCCGCCCATCGGCGTCTCGTTGTAGTAACTACCGCCGCCGTAGCCGCCTTCTCCGCCAAAGCCCTGATTTCCGTAAGGCACAAACTCTCCGCCCTGGAATTCACCGCCCGCAGACGCGGCCCAATTCTGCATGAACTGGTCCCATGATACAGGTTCCGCGTAGGGCATCTGGCCCTGATACCCAGAGATCTGGCCATAGGCCGATTCCCACGAATCCGCAACGGCGCTCGCGGCGTATTCTGCATCTGAAACTACGGTCTGGTTTGCCGCAACCTGTGCATCTATCCAGTCAAATAGAGCATCCTTCATCGAGAACGCGGCATCAACCCACGTCGCGGCAGTTGAGTCTGCGGCTGATTCTGCCGTCGATGCCATTTCCTGAAAGGCATAGCCTCCGTCATGCGTTACCCCGATCCAGTCTGTTGTTGCGTTGACAACCTGAGCAATGGCCCAACCAAGACCAAGGCCGCCGCCAATTGCCGCCGTGACTGGTACTACTACCCCGAGCAATCCCGCGCCACCAAGAGCGCCCGCCGCTGCCGTAGCAGCCCCCGCAACACCAGCACCTCCGAGCAATATCTGCAACGATGCGAGAGTGGATAGCAACGGCGCAACAACAAGCAATGCAGAACCAAGACCTAACAGCGCTACACCTAGTTCGGCTATCGTTTTAACCATATCGGGATGAACCTTGACAAATTCGGTCGCGCTCGCGATCCATTCCTTAATGGTTTTGATCCAGTCACTCGATCCCGCGATCGCTTTGCCTATTTCCTCCATGAGATTGCCGAGTTCATTTTTGAGTTGCTTCATTTTCCCGGCGTATGTCTCAAGTTCCGCCCTCGCCTGCCCGCCAAACTCCTTGTTGAGTTCTGCGAGGATCATTCTTTGGGCGTCCATCATATGGCCGGTTTCGGCAAGGACTTTGATTTGAGCCTTCTGTTGTTCGGTGAATGAGACCCCGACGCGAGTCAATGCGGTAATTCCAAGCACGGGATCGTTTAGGGCTTTGCCGAGTTGAATCGCAGCGCCCTGTAGGTCACCCCCCATCATGGTTGCCATGTCAAGCATTGATTCTACGGCTTGCGGGAACACGTCCTTTCCAATATTCGTAAACGTCAGGAGCATGGCTTCGCCAGATGTAATCGTGTCATCTTCCCACGCCGTGACTTGAGACAATGATTGAGCCAGATCGAGCGCGGCCTGAGAGGTAATACCGGCAGCGCCACCAGTCGATTTAATTACTTGGGTTAGTTTCACTCCTGCGGCTTCGCTCTCTCCGAACGCACGCATAGCCATTCCAGCAATACCAGTGATAGCGCCGCCGACCGCAACCATGCCATAACCAATTGTACGCGCGGAATTAGCCATATCCTGCATGCTACGCCCTACAGCGGCCTTGTCCTCTTCAAGGCCCTTACGCAGTGCGTCAGAGTTTCGGCTGATGTTCCATACCGCGTCGCCTAGGACCATTGCGCCCATTACTGCATCCTCGTATCAATCCGAGTCATGCCTTTAGATCTCATATCGGCATCCCGCCTAGCCCTTTCCTGATACTCTTTCATCTGTTCGGCTTCATCCTCGGCATGATTCATGGCAAGCCAGATCTGCGGATAACTCCAACTGCCGATACCGCGTTCCGACCACGGGTCAAGACCGTACTTATCCGCGAGTTGTAATCGGATCGTGGTTATCGCTTCATTTGTCCAAGCACTTTCGCTAGTGGCCCGCTGACCGCGTTGTTTACCTTCTCTCGTTCTGTCACGTTGAGCGAACCGCTGACTGATAAAGGGTCACAGGCCATCATGAGCAGCCTAAATGTGTAGTCGAGTTGCAATACGCTGGCCTGAGCCAACACTGACTCAGTGAACGTCTCAGGGGCGTATGCCTTGAGCGCCTGCTTGATCATTTCGAGTCGGGCATACATCACGTCGCGAGGCTGAATCGCGTTACGCGCAGCGAGATACTCCTCGCTAGCAGGGTCCACATCAGTCCCGAGCCGTTGCCGCGTCACGATATCGGCATCGACAAGATCAACTTGAACCGCATGGTCCTTGACCCATTCCGCAGCCGCGTTCGCGCCAAGAATCTTGACGTTTACTGGCTTGCCTTCAATCTTGAACGCTTCAAACTTGCCGACGCGCAACGCTTCCTCTGGTATGTCGAAACTGAGTGGCATTTCCCGATCCTTTCGCCGCTTGTTATGCCGCCTGATAGAACGTCTCGGCGTATCCAGCAGGATATGTCGAGGTGCAATTTACCTTTATGGGGTATTCCCGCGTCCCAGGCTTGGACGGGCTGCCCTTGATTGTCGGCGGCCCTACGACGCAGTTCGCGACGTAGACCGCTTTCTGCCCAGAGATCTCCCAGGCGATGGCGCGCTTCACCTTTAGCGAGATATCTTCTTGCATCACGAGACTAGATACACTTGCGCCGGAACTGAATCCCCAATTGCCAATCGAGCCTGTTGCGCAGCCCTGATACTCCATGCCGCCGATCACGTTGTTCGCCGGTGTGCCCGGTTCGATGTAGCTCAGGACATCGACGGTATATTTCAGTGAGTTCGGCGCGTTCGTCTCTGAAGACATCTCAGGCGAGTTGATGATCACCTTAGGAAAATACAGAATCCCGAGGCCGCCAAGTTCGGCTACCATTGAGAAGTATGTCGGCGTGATTCCCTGTTTCGTGACGTGTGAGACCGTCGAGGCGAAGCTCGATAGCGCCGCCGTATCTTCGCCCGTAGACTGTATCCCAAACGTTACTTGGTTCCATCCCGAGGCGTAGGGGTAGCAGTTTCCACGCCCCTGTTTCCGCGCCGTGTTGAAATCCGCCGCCTCGAACATCGTGGAAATTTGGATATCGCTATCATCGAGCGCCACAACCGCGCCGTCACAGCCAAGGTAGTCTTGCCACAAGCCGCCCGCAACGATTGTGTATGTATCGTAATCGGTCCAGTCGATGAGCGCCCCAATCGTAGGAAGCGACGGAGGTTCAACCCGCACGCCAGCGGTCCAGGGCGCGAACGCCAGCGATTTGATCACGGCATCGACGCCAAACGTGATGCTGAGCGAATCGAGCGCATTCTTGTTGTAGATCATGCTCTGATTCAACTGTCCGGAACCTCCGCGCACCGGGGCTTTGTTCCGGTTCCATCCCGCAGACAGACTACCAGCGATGTAATCCGCGAGTGCTGTCCATGCGGTCCATGTCATGTGGACACCGGCAGCAGGCGGTACCGGCAACGCTACATCCGCGAGCGCATGCGCAATAGCATAGACTTCCCCTGTGATCGAACCTGTTTCAAGCGTAGCCATTGTGTCGCTCCTTATGCCGTGTAGGTGTTAGTCACGCGGAAGAAGGCATTAACCACAGGCCATCCCGGTGACTGTCCGGCGTCTGTTTCGATTGCCTTGGTCCTGTTCTCAACATCGACTATCATCAACCTGATGTTACCGAGTACTACTGAACTCGCGCCCTTCAAGACATCCCTAAGCGCGCTGTAAACCTGTGTAGCGGCATCCGGGTTTGACGAACCGCCATAGCACCGGCATTGCATGGTCCATTCCTCGATAGGCGAGTTCAGGCGTTCGCCACCGCCAGCGTCGATGCAAACCACGGCGGCATAGGTATTGTCGAAACCGGCCTGTGCCCGGTCCTTCCATATGTTCGTTCCGCATGCCGAGTACAGGTCTGTCCCGGTAGTCTGTAGCCATGCTACAATCGCACCCAGGGCGTCATCATAGGTTGTGCTCATCCGCGTTTACCTCTGCGGATATTCTCCTTGATCGCCCGATCCCATGCTGTTGATTTCTTTGTCGAACGAGTGCGATGACCGCGCCCGAGATACTGCGAGAGCCAGCCCAATCCATGCTGGCCTTTCAACACGATTTCTCCGGCGCGCTGAATCCCGGGCCTGCCGTAGGGTTGCGCCTCCATGTGCGCGGTTCCGACTTCTACCCAGTAGCCATAACCGGGCTTGCCGCCCGCTGCGGTCTGCGTAAATACCTGGATGGCACGTCCAAGCGCGCGCCATGCAATGCTCTTCTGTAGCCGCGAGGTATCAATTGGTACGATGCGTTTCATCAGGCTAACGGCCGTACTCGCGATCTTCTCAGTGGTCCGGTCATGGACTTGTTCCATCGCTTGTAAAGCCTGAGGCGTCCTGTCGTTGAAACTAACGTCGCTCATGGCAGTGGTCCCGTGATGACTTCTACGCGCGAGATGTACGCGGTTAAGCCTCTGTTCTGCTCCCCGATGGCCCTGAGATACGTTACTGGCGATAGCGCGGTTCCGCCGACATGAGTCAGTTTGAAGATGTCGCGCGACCTGAGAACAGATCCTACCGGGAGCCTGAGAATCGCGGGAGTGATCGGGGACTCTCCGGTCCCAGACTCACCGGCAGGAGAATCAGAGAATCCGCACGCCTGAGCAGTCGCCCATGTCCAGCTAGCGAACACAAGGACTTGATCTCCTGAGGCATGCTGTATCGGAACCGCAACCTTCGTCACAGTTTTGAAGACGCCAGTGCTTGATTTCGCGGCCATACCGGCAAGCGTAAAGGATTCGACAAGCGCCGCGTCGGACGAGTTCGTTCCTGTGATCGTCACAGTACCGGTTACGCCGACCCGGTTTCCGCGTACCATGAGATTAGACGGGGTAGCCGGATTCGTGATTGCGGTAGTGATATCCTGCGCAGTAGCCCCAAGATCGATAGCGACGTGAATCGCTTTGCCCTCATTGGGATCGCCAGCAGTCGCCCCGAGCAGTTTAGTGCCAATAGACCCGGTGTCGCGGAAACACGCCGTCTGCGCTCGCTTCATCCAGGCTATGTCGGCGGCTGTTGGGTTCATTAGGTACGCCCCTGAGGGTCGTAGAACGCGGTATCAAACGGATCTTCAAGGCTCGAATCAATCGAGGTGCGCTTGACAAGGTAGGTATCGAGATACCCGGCGGACATGGCCTCTGTCTCTGCAATCGCAAGGCAGGCTTGTGCGTGCGCCTGATCCTCTTTAGAAAAGGAAAGGCCGTCGTTCTCGAAGCTCTTGTCGCCGCCGATGTAACGTACAACGCGACGCCAAATAGAGACACGAGCAAGCGCCCGCGCTTCGGCTACACCAACATCGCCGATAGCCGTCGCGCCTGCGAGTACAAGGACATCATTGACGGCCTCAGCGTATGACCCGGCATCGGATGCTCCTACGGCCCACGATAGGGCCGTAGCAATATCGCCGATGTCATCGGCCATGAGTGTTGCGAGTGTCTTTTCGGAATAGGACGCCGGTAACGACATGACGCCCTCCTATTTCCGTTTGCCGAGAAACTTCGTCTCCGCCTTCGCCTCTTCCGCCTTCGCCTCTTCAACGACGGCCTTCGGAGCCGACGCTATCAGGCGTTCAAGCCTGTCCGCTATGGCCTCGCACGTCAACAGCGCACGTACAACACCGTCTGAATGACGTATCTGCACGACAATCGGTGCGAAGTCTATCCCGGCCTGTGTACCGAGCACGTGAGATGCTACAGTCGCGCGCTCAAGCGCAACGCCGAGCCGCTTCATTGCTGCTCCAGGTGTCATGTCCCGATCTCCTAATTGTCGGCAACGAACAGCTTGTTCCAGTCTGCGCCGTCCCATACGACGAGCATTTCGTCTGTTGCCCCTAGAGTGACATCAGCGGTTCCTAGGTCCGTGTTCGCGCTGTTCTTGACTGTCACGTTAAAGCTGCCGTCGTTCTTAATTAGCAGCAACTGGCCTTGATACTGGCCGTCAACTATGGCCGTTGTCGTGTCGGAAGTTACAGCCGCTGTGCTTGATGCCCAGATATACGCCGGGTTTG